GCCTAGCAGATGGAGGTTTCGCGCAAGGGTTTGCCAGTATAGGGGCCAGCATAACTGTCAGCGGAGTGGGCGGATTTGCACAGGGACGCGCCGTGACTAATGACATCACAGCTTCTGGTTCAGGAGCGTTCGCCCATGGAGATTCTACAACCGGGACGATTGTAGCCAGCGGTGCAAATTCAACCCAGTTTGGCCCCGGCACTAATGCTGAGGACGATACGCTGCAGGTCGGCAACTCAGGACTGCGACTCAAAGGAACTACGGGCGCGCCGACAGTCGTGCAGGACGGTGATATATTCATGATTGGCACTGACATCAACATTCGCTCGAACGGCGTTACGATGGGGCCATTCAACCAACCCTCTGTCGTGGGGTCTCGCGGCGGTAACGCTGCGCTGGCTTCTTTACTTACTCAACTCGCTGCTCTCGGCGTAGTAACTGATAACAGCGTGGTCTGACGTGAAATCCTTTAATGTCATAACGGGTGTGCCGCGCAGTGGATCTACTTTGCTGTGCAACATACTCAATCAGAATCCAGAGTTCTATGCCAGTTCTACGAGTCCGATCACTGAACTACTCAGTACATTCGTGCATCAGTGCAGCAATACCCCTGAGATTCAAGCGTGGCTTGCCGACGACTCAGTTGGGGTCACTGAACGTCTGACGAATATGACAAGGAAGATGTTGGAGGAGTGGTATTCTCACAAGTCGGGTGTCGTCTTCGATAAGTCTCGCGGCTGGACGTTCCATGCGTTGCTACTGCATCAGATCTTCCCAGAGGCTAAGATTATTGTCTGCGTCCGCGAATTGAGAAACGTATTTGCGTCTGTCGAGAAACACCATCGGGCTAACCCGATATTCGATTCTGCCAGTAGTCCCTTAGAGAAGACGGTCTTAGATCGCGCGGATAAGATGATGTCCCCGGAGGGTCGGATCGGGCAGAGCGTCGTCGGTCTCCAAGATCTGATGAGCCGGGGGTCTGATCGAGTCTACATTCTTCAGCATGAGGCTTTCACGATAGATCCAGTTACGAAGATGCGAGAATTGTATGACTTTATAAAGGAGCCGTATTTCGAGCATGACTTAACGAGTATTGACAACGTCTCTACTGATCTTGACGCTCTGTATCTGAATAAGTTTCCCCATGAGGGAAGTGGATCAGTCAGGAAGACAGATAGAAATGAATGGAAGAATTATTTGACCCCAGAGTTGGGGGATTTGATCTACCGACGATATCCGCAGTATAACACTGCGTTTGGCTATTGAGGGAGAACGAAATGGAAGGTTTCAAAAAAATGAGCGAGCTTCTTGGCGATCAGATATCGCATGGGAGTCGCTTGGGATTCAAGCACGGTGGACATGTCGCTCAGTCGAACACGAGCTCCCAGTTTCTTCAGAAGACAAAGAAGCAGAACTCCATGGACTCTGGTGTTCAGCCGGCTAATGAAGGAACGACGGAGCAAGATAAAGAGGCGGGTGGTACCCCTAAGCTGAAGCCTGGGTATAAGAAAGGCGGGAAAGCTATGATGAGCAAAGGGGCTTATCGGAAGAAACATGGAGGTTCAATGAAGGGATACAAGAAGTACATGGAGGGAGGACTCGCCGCTTCAAAAGAGGGAATTTCGCCGAGAGTCAAAATGAGGGGGGGTAGAATGAAGAAAGGCGGTTATAACTCGGAGCCGATGATAGGCGAGTAGGAGAAACTCTTGACTACTAGCGGAACAGTTGCAACAACGGTCTTCCAGACGAGGAAGGTGATTGACCACGCCTTTCGTCGCTGTGGAATGATCCCTCAGCAGGTTACTTCAGAGCATCTTGTTACGGCTTTGGACTTGTTATTCTTGGAGATGTCAGCCTTGGGTAATCGGGGAATTCCTCTATGGACCATCGAGAGGATCCTGCTGCCTATATACTTTCGCACGGCTCGAGTTCCTACTCCCGCGGGGACAATTGATGTTTTTGACGTGAACCTCCGTACAAACCAGCGGCTGGGTGGATCTAACCTGTCTAGCGAGGGGAATGCTGACTTTGCATTTGATTCAAACATCGATACTGCCTGCACTCAAGTGACCGCGGGGGGGTTTATTCAGATGCAACTCCCCTCTGCTAACACCGTTCCGATCTATGGGATCTTGCCTAATGTGACCGGTACATGGGACATCACCCTTCAATTCTCTGATGACGGAGTAAACTTCACAGATATCTTTACTCGACCCGCTTTGCCGGTTGTTAACGGTGAATGGCAGTGGTTCGATGTTGAAGGAGTCACGAATCATACCTTCTGGCGACTACAAGCTAACGGACTTACGGTCTTGGATGTTCGAGAGTTGGTATTTCAGAATCTCCCTCAAGAAATTCCTTTCTATCAGCTTAATCGAACTGACTACAATAACCTCCCGAACAAGACAAGAACGGGTCGCCCCACTCAATTCTGGTTTGACAAGAGAAGGCAACAACCTGAGTTGGTCATCTGGCCTAACCCGGACGTTCAATTCACCTTTTCTCAGATCACTGGATTCCTTCACCGACAGATTCAAGACGTGGGTACCATGCAACAAGAGCTTGAGTTCCCTCAGAGGTGGTATCTGGCTATTGTTTTACAGCTGGCGAAGCATTTGGTGAGGGAAATCAAAGAGGCGGACAAGGCTCTCATCCCTGTAATTGACCAAGATGCCGCTTGGGAGCTCAAAAGGGTCTGGGATGGAGAGGGCGATGGCTCAGATGCCTACTTCAGAGTCAATATCAGTCCGTACACGAGATAACTATGCCGACTTTCCTCGACACAACTGGAAAAAGCAACTACGGGATCGGAATCTGTGACCGCTGTAGTCGGAAATTCTCTCTAACTGAACTTTATTCGGACCCCAACACTCCCGGACTCAAGGTATGCATCGATGATATTGATGAATATGACCCATATCGACTTCCGGCTAGGAAAACCGAGAACATTACTCTGCGATTTGTGCGCCCGGACGTTCCGATTGATGATTTGCAGGTTGGTGCGGTTTCGCCTTCTTTCGGTTTATTTGGAGTTATTGTGGCGATCAACTCTGTGAATCCCCGAATCACTGAAGATGGCCGAATTAGGATCATGCAGGATGCATTCCAAGGGAATGTGGACCTCGTGAACAAATAGGATAGTAAAGATGCCTAATGTAAGAATTTCTGACCTTCCCCCGGCAAGTTTGCCTCTTAGCGGAGCTGAACTCCTTGAGCTAACTCAGGGGGGATTCAGTCGGAACTCAACTGTTGACGATCTTGTATCAGCTTTACCCGCGCTGAGTGCTACTTTCTTGACTCTTACAGCTAGTCCCAGTTTACCGAATGAACGAATCTTGATGGCTGGGGTTGGTATCAGCTTTGTGGACGGAGGGGCCGGTGGACCTCTGACGATCAGTGCGATGGGATTGGGAGGTCAAGTTGACTCTGTTGTCGGCGGAGCGAATGTAAGTGTAGACGCCACTGATCCTGTCAACCCGGTCGTAAACTTAGATGTGGCTTTGGTTGGCATCTCTGTAAATGGCGTCACGCTGTCAGATGCGGGGGCTGCCGCAAATTACCTTGACGAGACTGGTAATTACTCTGTTCCGGCGGGTGGGGGAGGGGGAGGACAAGTTAATGTGGTCGTCGGCGGTGTCAACATTACTGTCGATGCAACAGATCCGGTCAACCCCCTCATCAACTTAGATGCCGCGCTTGTAGGAATCTCCGTGAATGGCGTCACTCTATCTGATGCTGGCGTAGCGACTAACTTCTTGGATGAGACAGGTAACTACTCCGTCCCTCCCGGAGGTGGAGTACAGATTTCTGGCACACCTTCAAACAATCAGCTCGCAGTGTGGGTCAATGGGACAACCATAGAGGGCGAAAGTGAACTAACTTACAACGGGGGTAACAATCGCCTAACTCTCGCCGCCAGTCAAGCGTCGATGCGACTCGACGAAACGGACGGGGGAGGTGATTGTGGGTACTATCTGACGTCTACTACTACAGGCAATTTTGGAGGAGTTCTCTTATTTGATTCGTTTGCTGGTAACGGATTGACATTACGTCAGACGAGTGATTCAGGAACACTTCAAGATATTTGGATAAATATGTTCGCCAATGGTGCTGTAGATTTATACCATAATGGTATTCGAATGGCTGTTACTGCTACGTCCGCAAATGGTGGTTTTCGGGTCAACAACACTGCAACTGGAGGGGGTTTTGAGCGCGTGTTGACGACCTCTGACTTATCTTCTGTCGTAGCTACAGTTGACGAAGACGTTGATAGCAGTACGGTGTTGCAAAATGACAATGCTCTATTCTTCTTGGGGCTTCCGGTCGGTCGATATCGAGTTGAGGCGCTTATTATATATAGTGAGTTAACCGCCAGCGGTCAGGGGATCGGCTATGAATTGGACATGACTACTGGAGTCGGGAGCGGTACTTTTATTTCGGTCGTCCCGGCTACTACCGTAAACATTGGGGTTGGGGATAGTGGTGTTCACCCTCTGGGGTCGGCTGTAGAGATCTCACTGAACGCCAACACAACAATTCGAGGAATTCATATCACGGGAGTTTTAAGTGTAGCTGCGTCGGGGGATTTCCGGTTCAGATTCGCACAGTCGTCCAGCAGTGCAAACGCTGTTCGCCGACTGGCTGGTTCATATATGGTGTTAAGTCGTCTAAACTAGAGAGAATGGAAATGAATGAAGTACAGATAGGTCCAGATCAAGTAGTTCGCGCTGCAAATGCAGGATTGGCTCTTTTAAGTACTCCTGGAGCTGTGAATGTTCCGGGGCCGATGGCGATTAGTGGAGATATCCAACTGCTGAACGCCGTCCTGAACGCGATTGTGCAGGGACGAGTAGTTCTCGGACATCCCGAGAAAGTCTCCTACAAGGGGTCAGGATCGGATAAGATTCCGACTAACGACGGGGACTAAGAAATGGCAACAGCTAAAGAACGCGGGATACGGATAGGTATCAATCAGATGGTGACTTATGCCACTTTGATTCCTATCTTCTGGTTTATAGGACAGCCTATCCTTGTCGAAGCCTTAGCGGAGGACATCAAAGAGTTGGTCTCAAGTGAGGTGGAGCCCATAAGCAAGGCTTTCGTCGCCCTTTTACAGAGAGACATCAATGCAACTAGGAAGGACAGAGCTGCGTTGAAATTCCGTGAACAGCGTGACGAAGATTGGACGGCTGGCGATGCCTTGTACCTTGCAGAGTTGGAAATACAACTGAGCGCTTTGGAAGAAGCCAAGGACGCTCTCCAGGGGAAGTCAGAGTAGTGGACGCCTACCAACTCAGAACACATATCGTTCACCCAGCTCTGAAGTGCATTGGGATGTACTCGGAAGCCGCGGAAGATCTGGTGATGGGTACGGCAGCGCAAGAGTCTCACCTCCGGTTTGTGAAGCAACTCGGCGGCGGACCTGCGCTCTCACTGTTCCAGATAGAACCCGACACACACGCAGATTACTGGACAAACTATCTTGAGTATCGAGAGGAGCTCAGTAAGAAGATCTTGGAGTCGGTTGGGATTGATGGTGGAAGACCGCATCATTCTCGTCTAGTTTGGGATCTCAGGTACTCAGCGATGATGTGCAGAGTCCATTATCGCCGAATTCGTAGCCCCCTCCCCGAGTATGGAGATATTGAGGGGTACGCTCACTATTGGAAGAAGTACTACAACACGCCCCTTGGGGCCGGAACCGAAGAAGAGTTCATAAAGAACTGGAAACGGTACATCTTAGGAGAAGAAAAATGAACACACTTGTAGGAGCGCTAATTGCGGCGTTGATTCTTTTCGGCAGCAGTGTCGTCACGCTGTTTACTAACAACCCCGATCTGACGTTTGCACAATTAACGACGGCAACTTGGGTTTCTCTGCTTGGCGGTGCGGCTATTGCATTTCTGAAGGACTATCAAGCAATCACCACCCGACGTCTGGTGAATAAGGTCACTGGATCAGGCGACGGGGGAGGTTCGGTATGATTACTAAGAAGAGCTTTCTTCAGTTGCAATTGTTATTGTTTGTTGCTTTTGCTCTACAGGCTTGCCAGGGGACTAATCCTGTAGCAGCCGCGAACTCAATCGAACTGCAGGCATACGCCATATCAGGTACCTATGGTATCTACCAAGAAAAGGGGCTAGAGCTGATTCAGCGAGGCAACTTGCCTAATAGCGTGTCTTTGAGGTTGATAGCTGCGGAGGAACGACTCACCCCTATAGTCGATGAACTTGACAAAGCTCTCGATCTGGTAGAGCAAGTTAAGGCTGACTTATCCAGGGGTGAGTCTACGTCAGAGCAGGTAGCAATTGCACTGACGGAACTCAACAACTGGCTTAATCAAGCAGGTCCGCTTGTTCAGAGCTTTAAAACTAACGTAATAGGAGCACAGTGATGGGATTTTTAGAACTAGCAATGCTTGCTGCACGAAGCTTAGCTGTCGTGATCAACAATCCTCTTCTAGGTGGAGGAAGTTCTCAGAACTTTCAAGAGACGTCTGGACTGCTGACGATCTTCGCCGACATTCTCGCGGAAGGTGATGAGGCTATCGAAGAATTGAGGGCGTTCACCTCGGTCGTCCGGGCGATGGCTGACGAAGGTCGCGGCCCGACTCGAGAAGAACGCGGGTTCCTTAATGACCGGCGAAACATAACGCACGAAGGCTATCAAGCTGAGAAGACAAGGATCCTATCTGAGATAGAAACCGCGGCGGATGAAGAGGCCGAAGCGACTCGTCAAGCCATTGCTGAGGAAGTCGCCGCTCTCGAGGCTATCGCCGAAGAAGACCGGACGGCTGAGCAGGTCCTCCGTTTAGAAGAGCTGACTTCAGAGGAATAAGCTAATGCCAACCGCGATGACGTTTACTTCTTTGCAGGAAGATCTCCGAGAGTACTTGGAGAGAGGTACTGCGGTGGACGAGACAGTTTTTAATCAGTTACCTCGACTGATCAACTTAGCTGAGCGGGATATCGCGCGTTCTCTGAAAATTCAAGGATTCATCAACGTTGTCACTAGCGTGATGGCTGCGGGTACGTCGGTGTACGCAAAGCCTGATCGCTGGCGCGATACTATCAGCATCAACTTCGGAATCGGAGCCTCGAGCAATCAACGGACTTTTCTTTTCCCTCGCTCATATGAGTATTTGCGCCAGTTCCACCCTGACTCTACAGTACGAGACCAACCGGAGTTCTACGCGGATTACGATTATGATAACTGGCTGTTTGCTCCAACCCCGGATATGATTTACCCCTATGAGGTGCTTTATTATGAACTGCCTCCCTTGTTGGATATGGCAAATCAAACGAATTGGTTAACTGATCACGCTCCTAACGCGCTCTTACATGGGTGCCTGTTGCAGTCTACTCGTTTCCTGAAAAATGACGAGCGAATTCCGGTATGGCAACAGAACTATACAGAAGATCTTCAGAAACTTAACGGCGAAGATCTCCAAAAAATTATTGACAGAACAAGCACGAGACAGGAGGCTTAAGTCATGTCATTCACTGAAGTATTCGGCGGCAATGTTATCTACCCGTCAGGACAGAGTTACTTGGGACTCACCTTCTCCACTGACCAACAGCTGCAATGGCCGATTGAGCAGCAGGTCGCAGGTAACGTAGTTGCTAGCATTATGGATTTGAATGCTACGGCAGCGGGACTCAACGTGGATATCCCTGATGCTCGACAAGTGTCTAACGGAATCCAATCCGTGTTCAACAACGTTGGTGCTAACACTGTTACTATTCGGGATGCAGCGGGCGGTACTATTCTTTCTATCGGAGTCGGCGAAGCTTGGGTTGCGTACATCGCCGATAATAGCACGCTTGCAGGATCGTGGAGAATCTTTCAATTAGGCGCTTCTGTCTCGGTAGCAAACGCCTCTGCGCTCGCGGGAGCAGGGCTGAAAGCAATTGCAACGACTTTGAACCAGCGCATCGCTCCAACTTCAACAGCTGTTACTCCCATCAGCTGGGTTGATTCAGACCGAGCTCAGCTCACTGTTTGGACGGGAGGAGTCGGGGTCTTGAATCTACCCGCTCCCGCTACCGTTGGATCAGACTGGTTTTCTATGATTCGGAATGGAGGCTCTGGAGATCTTACACTGACTCCCCCAGCGGGATTGATTGATACTCTAGCCACTCTGGGCTTAAGTCCGGGAGAGTCGGCTATCGTTATTACCGACGGTGCTGATTTCTTTACAGTCGGGTTGGGTCAATCGACTAGTGGAGTTTTTGATTTTATCGAAATAAATGTCGCCGGCTCGGGTGACTTTACTCTCTCCGGTGCACAGTTGAATCGGATTTCCTATCGTTTTATTGGTGCTCTCACCGGCAATAGGAATATCGTTGTTCCTTCCTCTGTTCAGCAGTATTGGGTCGACAACTCGACCACCGGAGCTTTTTCTTTGTTCGTGAACACCGTGGGTCAAGTCACCCCGATTGAGGTTCAACAAGGTGACCGCAATATAACCTACTGTGATGGAAATGAGGTTCTCCAAGCTGAGTCCGCTACGGTGGGATTTCCTATCAACATTGCACAGGGCGGTACAAGCGCTATCACTGCCGCAATTGCTTTAGCTAACCTGGGGGGAGTGGCAGCTACTCGGCTGCTAAACACAAATGCTCTCTCTGGTCTGACCGGGGGAGGGGACTTGTCCGCTGATCGCAGTTTAGTTTTAGATACGGACAATCTTACCACTGAGCTCTCAATTGACCTGCTTGCAGATACATTCCCATTCTATGATGACAGTGCAGTAGAGATGAGGAAAGCTCCCCTAACTTCGCTCATACCGCAGTCTATTCCCCAAACTGCAGTTCAACTTGCGAACGAGGTAAAGACTAACGACATTGTGCCAACTTTGTCAAATACTCTATTCTTCAATCTGATACTTGGTGCCCGTTATCGGTTTGAATTCTATATAAGATATAGTGCTGCGGCGTCTGGTCCGGGGGGGATTAGATTCAATTTTAGCGGCGGAACAACTGGGATTGGACAATCGTTTTACCAGTATCAGTGGACTGCCGGGCTTAGTAATTCTGGGAGTATCCCCATAACTTTGACTAATTTCTTCGCAGAGCAGGTTGCTGATACTAATCTAGATGGAGGAGTACGTCACCTATGGGGAAACGGGGTTGTATTCGCTACTACGGGTGGAACATTTGGATTCACATGGGCACAACAACTTTCTAGCGCAGTTAATCTAACGGTCGGTGTTCCTAGCAACATGGTTCTGACGAGACTTAGTTGATGCTATCATGACTCAACCAATCAAAATACAATCGCTTCCCGGTATCAAGCGTGATGGAACCTCTCTGGAAGGGGAGAGCTACATCGATGGACAGTGGTGTCGGTTCCAACGGGGACGACCTCGTAAGATGGGAGGATATCAGTCAGTCACTAATACTGTCCCTGAGCGAGCGCGGGGAATGGAGTCTTTTTCAGCGAACGGGTTGAACTACCTACACGTGGGACAGCAATCTACTTTACAGCAATACACTGTTAACAATAACGGGAACTTCAACAGTAATGCTGATCGGACTCCGGGAGGATTTGCGATCAGTGTAAACAACCTCTGGCAGTTTGATGTATTCTTCGAAGCCGTGGGGCCTTCCAATCAGCTGATGGCTCATGCCGGACAGAACTTGGCGGATATCGCCAGCACAGTAGAAACTCCCATTTATTTTGGAGATGTTGTCGCCGGAGGCGCGCTGGTCGATACTACCGTGCGAAGTGTTAGCGGGGGGATTGTGGCGTTGGGTCCTTACCTCTTCTCGTTTGGGAATGATGGTCAAATAGGATTTTCTGGTGTCAATGATCCTACTACTGTAAGCGATGCTTTTATTACTCCTCAGAAAATCGTGAAGGGTCTACCCTTGCGGGGCGCTGGAAGCGGACCGGCTGGGATCTTTTGGTCCTTGGACTCAATAATCCGAGCCACGTTTGTAGGGGGACTTGTTCTTTGGCAATTCGACACACTAAGTTCTCAGTCTTCGATCTTGTCTTCGCAGAGTGTGATTGAATATGATGGCATCTACTACTGGGTTGGGGTAGATCGGATGCTTATGTTCAATGGCGTCATCAGAGACATTCCCAACGCGATGAACATAAATTACTTCTTTGACAATTTGAATTTCGCTCAGAGGCAGAAGGTCTTTGCTTATAAGGTTCCTCGCTTCGGCGAAATCTGGTGGTGTTACCCCAGGGGAGACGCGACGGAGTGTACTCACGCCATTATCTATAACGTGAAAGAAGAATCTTGGTACGATACTCAATTGCCTGACTCTGGGAGGACAGCCGGCATCTATGCAAAGGTCTATAACCGGCCCTTCATGATCGATGATGATTTGACAGTGGCCCCCGGATATACCTTGTGGCAACATGAGACTGGAACTGATAAGATTCAAATGAGCACTGTCCAACCTATCCCCTCTCACTACGAGACGGCAGAGATCTCGCTACTAACCGCTGAGGAGGCTCAAGACAAGTCCCTGAGATGTGCCAGGATCGAACCAGACTTTGTTCAGACGGGGCCAATGACTGTTTCTATCCGGGGGCGAAGTAATGCACGGGCTGCAGTCGAACAAGGGGAAGTCTTTACTTTCCAAGACACTGCTGCTACTCCCACTGATCAAACTGTGAAGACGAGGGATATTCGACGGCTTATGAGTTTCCGGTTCGAGTCGAATGTGGCCGGGGGGAATTATGAAGCCGGAGAGATCCTGGCTCATATCGAGCCGGCGGACGGGCGGATAGAGGGGTGAACATCGACCCCCGAGGAATGACTTTGACTGATTGGGCGGATAACATGAGTTTCCTCCTAGATAAAATGGTCTTAGTAGAACGATTAGACAATGAGAAGGAGTGGAGAGAGTGGGCTACTAACATTATTGATACTCCTACTTTCGAAGGACAAAACGTGCCTAATCCTTACCAGTTTGATGACTGGCGAGAATGGGCGATGCGATTTAACCAAGTAGTTGACTTACCGGGATAGAAACATGACGTATGCAAGAGGCGGTCAGCCTTCTCAGAAACAAGTCCAAGGATTCATGTCTAACATGGAGGATATCACCTCAGTGCCGGGGGGAGTGGAGATGTTGATGTCAGCTGTGGCCGAACAAGGGGGGGGCAGTGAAAACACCAAGCAACTTCGACTCTACAGTATGGGGGGTCCGGTCGGCTATGAAGAAGGAGGACTGCTTGCTGCGGCTGAGATGACTCGCGAGGGAGGTCGAGGAGGCGATGAGGTGCTTCTTCATGTCTCCCCCGAGGAATATGAGGCTTTGGTCTCGATGTGGGGTGAGCCAGATATCAACCCTGAGACTGGGTTGCCTGAATATGGATTTCTTTCCAAGATCTGGAAAAAAGTCAAAAGAGCCGTTAAGAAAATCGTCAAGAGCCCTCTTTTCGGATTCTTAGCACCCCTGGCTCTGAACGTCTTCGCGCCGGGACTCGGGGCTGGGATTGGTAAAGCCTTAGGACTGGCTGGTAAGACCGCATCAGCGGTAGGCAATACTGCGATCCGTACTGGAATTGGCGCGGCTTCTGGCGGAAAAGAGGGGGCTCTCTCAGGTCTCGTCTCAGGCGCTACTTCCGGGTTTGGGGGACAAGTCGGAAGTGCTCTAGGACTTAGCGGCAAGACTGGCCAATTAGCTGGAAGTGCTCTCATCGGAGGGGTCGGCGGAGAAATCGGAGGAAGCGGATTTGCCCAAGGAGCTCTGGGGAATGTGGCGAATTCTTTGAAGATGGATCAACTCCAACCCCTCACTGATAAGCTCGAGGGAGGCCTTGGGAAGATTTTCCGACCGGGGACTACTCCGGGGATTGGAGACGGGACTGGAGCAGGTCAGATGAGTCCGGTAGAACTTTCTACGATCTCCGGCGGTCCGGGCGGACCTCTTGAGATGAGTCCCGTAGGCGGGGGCGCGCCTCCCCGCTTAACTCCTGATCAGCCAGGATTTCTAAGTCGGGCTGGCAGCTGGATCAAAGATAACCCCCTTCTTGCAGCTGGAGCTGGGGCGGCACTCTATGGTGCGGTTAGAGGGGGTTCGGGGGGTGCATCTCCTCCTCCGCGGCTATCGTCTAACTTTAACGAAGACATACCTCAGTTCGATTTCACTCGAGATCGAAATTCTATTGACCCCGAAGCTTATTATACTTATGGACAGGCTGGGGGGGCTCAACCCGGTGAGGCTTCATTCTTCGATAACAACACTATCGGTCAACCGGTTGATTCTTCTCCTCTAGTAGGACGAGACCTTACTGGGGGCCAAAGGGATATTCGAGACCTCTCTCTCCCAGACTCTGGCGGGGGCGTCATAACTCAAATGCTCAGAAGGCTTCAGCAGCAGGCGGGAAATCAGTATGCGGGTGGGGGCTATGCTGAAGGTGCTGGATCAGGTCGTGATGATACGATTGAAGCTCTACTTTCGGATGGCGAATATGTAATGGACGCGGAAACTGTCGCGATGCTGGGAGACGGCAGTAATAAAGCTGGAGCCGAGCGACTTGACGAGATGCGGTCTGAGCTTCGGAAACACAAGGGAAAGAACCTTCGCCAAGGAAAATTTAGCCATGATGCTAAGCGTCCAATGCAGTATCTGGCTAAAGGCGGAAAGGTTTCTAAACTTCTTGCCCTTAAGAAAAAGAAAAATCTAACACCCGCGGAAAAGGAGACACTGGATCGAGAGCTGAAGAAACTATCTGATCTTCGCATGAAGAAAGAGAAGGTCAAGAAAAAGCGAGGTGGAGCAATTCGCCGAAAGGAATTGGTAAGCAAGATGGCTGCGCAAGCGGCTCTAGGAGAATAACGTGACAGTACTGGATTTCTTGTTCGAAGGTAGACCGCCTCAATCGGTCAACACCTACGGGGAGACGGTCGACAACATTCCCAAGTGGATGTCGGACTATACCCAGGGCCTCATTGGTCGTGCTAATGTTATCGCCGCTGAGCCTTATCAAGCTTATGAAGGGCCTCGCATAGCGGGGTTCGATCCGAGCCAGTTAGCTGCATTTGACTTGACACAACAGAGCGTCGGAAGTTACCAGCCCCATCTCGAGGGAGCTACGGGACTGACTACCACTGCCGGGGGTACAAATCCTCTGAATGTAGCTGCTCCATTTCTTGCTCAATCAGCGCAGTCCTTTCCCGGTCAAGTCGATCAGTATATGGATCCATACATTGATAATGTTCTTAATCGCCAAGAAGAGTTATCTCAACGAAATCTAACTGAGAACTTGTTGCCGGCGGTTCAAGAGTCGTTCATCGGGTCTGGTGCTTTCGGTAGTGATCGAATGGCTGAAATCATGGGTCGCGTCGGAAGAGATTCAGCGGAAGGGCTGCAGGGTCAACAACTTGGTGCATTATCTCAAGCATATGGACAGGCCGGCCAACTCTTTGGCGCTGATCGATCACGACAGCTTCAGGCAGGTGCAACAGCAGGACAGCTGGCCGGACAGACCGGAGAACTCCAATTAAGAGCTGGTCAGCAACTGGGGGCTCTCGGCGAGGCACAACGTCGGTTGCAAGCAGGGGATGCCGCATCTCTCGAAGCAGTAGGAGCTCAGCAGAGGGGGCTCGGACAACAGAGTCTTGATCTGGCGTATGACGACTTCCTGCGACAACAGAACTATCCTCGAGAGCAACTGGATTGGATGTCTCAGATTGTCCGGGGCCTTCCGTCCAGTAGGACTACGCAAACAACTCGCACGGCTCCCCTCGATGGGGCGACATTCGGAGCTTCTCCTTTGGCTCAAATCGCCCAACTTTATGCAACTTCTCGGGGGACTCGACCGCCAACTGCGCAGAAACGGGGCGGATTGATGCAGTACAAAGAGGGTGGTTCCGTAATTGAAGGGGACTACGAGGTAGTAACATGAAATATCAAGAAGGTGGATTAGCTGCCGCCGAAGAACAGCAACCGATTGATCCTATTCAAGGCTACCTGGGGTTGCTTGCACAACAGCAGAGTACTTCTCCTGAAGCTCAAGACAGGGCGCGTCAAATCCTTGACGAGCTGATGGCTGAAGACACTTTCGGAGGAGAGGAAGAAATCCTTGAGAAATTCAGGGAGACTGCTGAACAATCTCGTCAAGCTTTACAGAGTGCTCGAACTAGACTGTTAGAAGACAAATATGACCCTCGGCAGAAATGGTTGGCGGCAGCAGCTTCATTGGGACAAGGAACTAAATCTGGTCTCTTCAGCGAGAGTTTAGGAAACTTAGCAGCGGGGCTTCAGAAACCGTTCGCTGAGGAGGCTGAATTCAATCGGAGTCGTAGTGCTGAGCTCTTGTCTCTGGACCAGTCTTTGGCCGGAGTAGACGAAGGTCTTCTAACTAACGAATTTCGCCTAGCTCAGATGCGACGTGAGCAATTGTCCGGTTTAGGTCGGGAGGCTTTAAAGACACTGGGCAAGTCGGTTTCATCAAGCCGAGGTTCTACTCCCAGACCCTCGGTTGGAGGGAGATCTCGAGACCAGAAAATGGCAACAACCCTGAATGCCTGGGTCACTCAAGGACAAGCTGATGCTATCAAGAGTCAGGCCGAATTGCATGAAGCGATTGGTCTGATGGAAACTTCAGACGATATCTCAGGACCTCTTTTGGGCTTAGTTCCTAAATGGGCCCGAGATTTCGCCTTCCCTGATAGCGGTAATGTTCAAGATCTAGTAGAGACTACTGCTCAGAGGTCTTTGAAAGCAGTACTTGGTGGACAGTTCGGCCAACGAGAGGGCGAGATGTTGCTTGCTCGTACCTTCAATCCTCGGCTGCAGGAATCTGTAAATCGTCGAAGAGCTTTTCGACTTTTGAAGATGTTGGAGATTGCAAGTGAACAGAAGAATCGGGCTCTTGCTCACTTCGAGCAATATGGCACGATGGAAGGGTTCAGTGGGAAGACGGAATGGGCTATCGAAGATTTCGATCCCCCTCCTGAGATGGTTCAAGTTCGGATGGGTGACGGCAATGTCATCGACGTAGATGCCACATGGACTAAATCCCAGATCATCGACTGGTACAATTCGAATCGAAAACCAGTTAAAAAGAAGCGGGGAGGACATGTTAGGGGGTACAAGAAGAAAAAGAAATCTCCCCAATTCCATCTTAAGTATGGTAAGCGAGCTTTTCAAGAAGGAGGTCCTATCGATCTTGAGGAATGGGACGAGATGGAGAGAATGGTTGCTCCTGCCAAAGATGAGTCTCTAGGTCGAGATTTATCCCTACTAGCTGCTTCAACCGGGGTGGGGGCTGGGGGCGGTTTGGCTCTTGAAGACCTCGGGGCTAGGTTAGAGGAAATGAAATCGGGCTTTGATCGTCCAGGGCGCGGGGAACGATTAGTAGCCGAGTCTATGGAGATAGGGGGTGTCGATCCTACTGATATGACCACGGAAGTAAAGAGAGCTCAGAGAATGGGGGTTCCCGAGCTACCCTTGGATGTTTCTGGTCGAATGACCCGAGAACTCGGGGAGCGGGCTATGATGGCTGGAGGGGAAGAAGCGGAGGGGGCTTTGGAGACCTTAGAAGAGCGCCATGCAGGATCGCGGGATCGAGTAGGTCGACAAGTTGAGAAAAGTCTTCGAACACCGGAGTTCTTTGAGTTAGAAGAGAAATTGACGGGTCGACTATACGAGAATTCTCGTCCTCTGTACCAGCAAGCTTACTCAGAGAATAAGAAAGTAGCAACCCCGTCATTCTGGGGCAATATGTTCAAGAATAAATATGGTCGTGAAGCGATTGAGCAGGGACTTGAGTTCATGGAAGATATTGCTCAGGCACCCATCGGAGAGAAGAATGCTTTAGGGATGGTTGAAAATCCTTCACTTGAATTCTTAGATCAGGTCAAGCGAGGCTTTGATCAAATGATCCGCAAAGAAGAAGCAATGGGACACACACCCCTAGGTCGCCATCTTCGAAAGCAAAGAAGTCGATTAGTCGCATTTTTGGATAACCCTGAAAACGTGACTCCAGCTTATCGCAAAGCAAGAGCTCAGTACAAAGGAGATCTCGAAGTTCTTGAAGCTCTGGATACCGGTAGAACTGAGTTTCATCGGATGGCGCCAGAGGCTCTTCGCCGAGAGATGGGGAACATGAGCGTAGGAGAGAAGTACGCTCTCCGCGCTGGTGTCGCTCAGAGGTTGTATGAAACCATTTATAATCCAACTTCAGACATTCCCGCCGCACGTAAACTATTAGGTTCTCCTGATATGAAGCGCCGCCTGGAACTACTGTTTGATAAGCCCCGAGAGTATCGAATCTTCGAAGCAGCCCTGCAACGCGAGATGGATATGTTCGAACAAGAAAAGAAGACTGTCCGCCGAGTGGAATCAGGAAGAACTAGAAGGATGACCGAGGACCTGTTAGCAACAGACGATCCTCTAGGTGCAGTTAAAGACAAGCTTGGTCGAGGTCCTATCGCTTGGGCAATTCGAATGTTGCCTTCTTTCGGTCGGAGTAGGAAAACTGTAGAACTGTCTGAGAAAGAAGCCGATGAGATTATCCGTATTCTGACCACAAGTGATGTCGAAGAGTTGGATACTTTGGGTAAGCGTCTCAAGTCCGTCCAAGAACGGGGTAAAGTTCGGAAGGGCCGTCGGGGAAAAGCTGGGATGGTCGGAACTGCCGTGGGCGCGGCGTTAGGGGCCTTAGGGGTCTTCAGTGATGAAGATGAAGACGAAGAGTCAGTTACTGATATTGAGGAAGTTGAGTAATGTCTAAGGGTCAAAAGCTTGCTAAGCTCTTAGCTCGCAGAAAGACTGAGGATCTTCAAGAGGGTCCAGGTCTCCACGAGGCGGCTATGGAAGCTGCTAAGAGAGGAGATACTGGTGGGGCTCTGTCAATGCTGAAGAAGCTTCAGAAGCTCTTACAGTTGAGTGATGAAGAGTTCGGTCGAATGTTGGGGCAAGGAGCTCAGGGAAGAGATTCTGTCTTAGACCGCCGAACAGTTGATTCTCCTATGCGAAAAGCTGAGGGGGGTGAAGTAGAACGTCCTAAACTAAGTCGACTTCAAGCTATCGGGAGATCATTAGCTGGAGCTGTTCCTTTCAAAGGACAGGACCCCGAGTTTGTGGAGTATTATGGGGATATCCCCTCTCATCTCAAAACGAGTTTGAAATCGCAATGGTGGGGAATCAATCCGACTACAGATGAGTTAGAATACGCGGGGCCTCTTTCGGATACTGTCCATGCTCCATATCCTGATGAAGAACTTCTCCGCTATGACCCCGAGACTTATCATGACATGGTCGAGAATTTCAATACGAGGAGGGAGCAGACTAATGCTATTCCCGGAATCGTGGATGACAGCGTTTCCCTGCTGGGACTCCTAGGAGTAGCAAACCCCGAGACCCAAGAAACGGCTTTGGAAAGAGTAGGAGTCTTAGAAGATCGTCTTCGAGCGGAAGAGGGGATAGGACCTCCCGAAGGTTTTCCTCAGCATATGGCTAGCGCCGCCGGCTTTATGTTAGGACAGCTTCCTGTTCCTTCATCTCTCATTAAAGGAGCTATTAAGCCAGGGGGGGAAGCTGGAAGTCGACTCAAGCAAATGCTTACTGCCACTCCTAAATTCGGAGCGGAGTTTCTTTCTCCTATCATTGACCCGAAAGTCGGAAATTATTTAGGAGGCGCCTTATTCGGGGGAACTCTAGGTACTGTGTTGGATTCTGAAGACTCTGAAGATATTCCATTGGACATACAAGCCCTGGTTGAAAAGGCTGAAGCGGGGGACGAAGAAGCCTATAATGAACTTCAGGCTCTCTATGATGAATACCTCGAACAACAGACTGAACTAGATGAGCGCCGGGAATCAAATCGGCAACTACTTAATCAAATCGGCAAAAGCGGAGCATTCTAACATGCCCAGTCATACTCGGCTTTGCAAAGAATGTGAATCTCTCATTATCTTAAAAACTACTCGAGACTTAACTCGAAAGAAATTTTGCAGCCGTTCATGTCGATCGACTTTTTTCGGGAAGCGGAGGGATATGCAACCCCTGTGGGACAAATGCAATACTCCTGAAGTCAATGTTAGGAAAGGATCTAAAGGAAGCTCTCATCCTAAACACAAACCCGTCGGAACTCGAACTCTCTTGAAACGGGGCTATGTTAAGATAAAGACTGAGGAAGGATGGAAATATGAACATCGAGTAGTGACTAATGCAAAACCGGGTGAACATGTTCATCATGACGACGAAGTTCGGTCGAATAATGATCCGAAGAATTTAAAGAAGATGAATTTAGTTGAACATCTTCAATTACATAAGAGGAGAAAAAGAGATGCCATCCAAATCCAAAAGGCAGGCTAAATTCATGGCTGCAGCAGCAAACAACCCCAAGTTTGCTAAGAAGGTCGGGATCAAGCGAGGCGTTGCGAGAGAATTCCATAACGCTGACAAACGCCAGAAGTTTGCGGGAGGGGGTCTCGCCTCGATGATGCAGTCGATGTATGCGCGTAGGCCAGGGGGCGGGGTGGGAATGCAGTCACCGTCGCAAGGAAGACTCTTGAACCGTGATATGCGGAGACCTCCTCCACAGGGGGGTTTAGCACGAGCTTCGAAGCCGATGCCTTCTCGGATAATGACTCCCCCCGGTAAGCGGCCTATGGGTCGCCAAATCACTCCGCCTCCCGGTAAATCAGTCGGGCTTCAAATGCCTCCAGGAAGCGTATCCAGGGGCCGTATGCCGCCAGTACGGGGGATGCGGGGGAATCGACCTCGGATGGGGGGACTTGCGCGATATGCCGGCGCTGGGGGATCGCCAGGACCCGCTAGGAGGGCCCAGCAGCCCCGTGCTGGACGATCTCGATTTATGGGACGTACCCCCGGAGCCCAGCCGGGGAACGGCCTTCTCAGAACGGCTGGGAACCCCTCGCAAAACTACGGAAATCGCCTCCGCAGCATGATGGGTCGGATACAGTTCGCTAAGGGGGGCTCGGTGGCTAAGGTATTAAAAGCCGTGAATCGAGCTGTTTCTAAAGAGAGCATGTCAACTCCCCCAGAGTTGAGTCGATTCTTTAATCGTGCAGAGAAAAAAGGAGTTGATATCGATCTCATTGACGATGCAGCAATGGCATTAGAGGATCTCCTAGATACGGGGTTGTATGAACCTTACACTCCTCGTAGACTAGAGATAATTCAGGAGAAAGCAGTTGCTGCTCTAACTCAGGTTGAAGAAGCGATGGTTAAGCCTAAACTTGCCAGGGGAGGCTCGGTGAAAAAAGCGCTGGCCGCTCTGGAGAAGGCAAGATTCAACTTGCAGCAAGGCAGCGATCCTGACATCGACCTCATCGCTGACGCTCTAGGAAAAGAAGTCCCTGAAGCTAAAGGCTTAGCCCAGAGGATCCAACGAACCTTTGAAGAAGAACTCGAGTATCGTGGAGAAGACCCCGATGCTTTTCGACCAGCATGGCAGGCGGTGGACGAAGAATTTGATTCTATCATCGGGGAATTGGGAGGTCGTGTTCCTCCCCGCCAAAAGATTCGCACGATGTTAGAAGACTACACAGAGGGGGACATTCAAGACTTGGATATCCAACCCGATTCTAGTAGAGAGGGCTTCTTTCAAGCAAGAGGTAAGGACCTAGAGGGCAATCAAGTCAGTTTTGAGATTGACCTACTAGATCCCGAACAACCCGTTACTTTCTTAGGATACTCCGACTAGCGCGAGATCTCGCAGCATTATCTGGAGGGCTTTTGCTTGAGCGATGGCGTCTGATTCTGCGTCGTGGGCTGACCGTTCCTCAAGAGGGGCATTGAAGTCGATTCCCATCTCTTTCGCGAAGTGTTTGACGGTCCGGTAGTCCATCTCCTTCGAGAAGTGGAAGGGGAAACCTATGTCATAGAGTTTGAAGAGCTGTCGTAGGATGCTGATGTCAAACGTCGGAGCATTAGCCCAAATCGTTCGAGTCTTCCATTCGTGTCGACATAAGTCATACATTTCATGGCAGATTTCCCAAGGCATCGCCTCTCCCGACATCATCTTTGTAAATACCCCTGAGTCCTGGTTCTGCCACCACTCCAGAGTATCTATATCTCGGTGACCTGGTGCGTAGCGGGGATCAATCAGAAATTGACGAGAGTCGAGAATCTCCTTGTGATTGAACAGACAAAGACCGATGGCGATTACAGCTGCATCTGGTTGAGAGGAGAGAGTTTCGATATCGACCATGCATTGCCGCTTCATGATTGGTCCTTGATGTTCCAAGGTTTGAATTCTCGGATGGTGTCAGGGGTCGGAAAGGTGCCCTCGAATTTGAAAGCTCGATCATCGATCAACATCACCGCCGGAGGCTTGTCACTGGTGATCTTGAGTCGATTGACTTCATCTGGCCCGACTCCTTGGAGGTACAGCCATTGCTTGATCGCAATTTTAGCATTCTCTGCTTCTACCGGATCTTCATTTTCTCGACAATGGACTCTGGAAGTCCAGATCACAGGCTCCATGTCTTCGGCAGCCAGAAGTTCTTCGAGAAATTCAATCGCTCCTGGGTTCGGAGCATCAGGGATGTTGGCTTTCCCCTGCCACCCGCTGGTGTAAGAGTGTAGGACGCCATCGAAGTCGATTAGTACAGTTCTCATGGGTTACTCCTTATTGTAATTTTTCATGAGTTTGCGGATTTCCGTTTCGTTGCAGTATGGAGAATTCATTCCCTGACTTCTCAAGAATTTGCGAACCTTCTGGGGGGTAGTCTCATTCTCTCGGGCGAGAGATGGAATGCAATTAGCTTTTCTTATGGCGCTAATTCTTGCGGGACGTGAGAGAAGCGGTTTCTCTTCGACTGCAGTTGGAGACATCCCAAAATCTTCTAGAGTGTTAGGCCATTGCTTCATCAGCTCGAGTGCGTCATCACTGATAGGCTTGTTGGCCATGATTCTTGTCATGTGAGAAATGAATCTTCCTACAGGATATTCTGCCTCGGCCCCATATCTCAAGAGGGGCGCGGTGTCATGGTCGCGCAGAGTTAATGTGATAGTGCAGATCTCGTCTTGGTCGTTGATGATCCCCAAGGCGTAAGTCTTCCCTCGAAAACATAAAGCCGGTTTGGACCCCGTTGAAAGTTTTTGCCCATCTACTACTGCCGTCTGAGTCGGTATGCACCGAACTGTAGCCTCCATCTTCCCCTCCCGATTTTCCCCTGATTCGGCTATTATAGATCGAATTTAGCAATCCGTAAAGCTCTTTATTCTCCCGTCGGATTGGTCAAAATTTGATCAAGTATTTTAGCCGCCTGCTGGTTTTCTCCGCGTTTCATCTTAGCTACTGCAATCGCGGCGATGTTGGCTTCAGTGTATCCATTGATGTAGCCCACATTCCGACCGGATACTATGTAGACATTCTTTCCGATTTCAGCAATGATCCAGTTAATACCCCCATTCTTGACATTCTTTCCGATCCATCTGATCTGGGAACGTCTCATTCCATGCTTCTTTGTAAAAGGAATTATGGAGTTGGGGTATTTAGCGACTTTGAGTTCAAGAGTACAGGGAGGTGAGTCGGGTATCTGACAATGCACGTCGGGGAATCCCGGAGCAGTATCTCCAGTCTCTATCCGGGAATACTGACCCAGGGGCAACACGGTGTCCCTGAGCCAGTCCCACAAATTTGCTTCAGTGGTCAGAGCCCTAGAGCCTTGCGAGCAGCTTTCAGTACTTTGGAACCGTCTTTCCAACTCCAGCGACTTCCTTCTTCCCGCTCAATTCCCGCCGCTCGAAGTTTTTGCCTTGCTTTTTGTCCGGAGACCCCGGCTTCTTTGGCAAGACTCACTAAAGTAACGCCGCCATCCGCCTGGGTCTTCTTCGACTTTTTTGCAGCTGCTTTTTTCTTGCCGCCTTTCTTCGCGACTTTCTTTGAGGATTTCTTATTGCTCTTCTTACCTTTCTTCTTCGTAGCCACTTTCTTCTCCTTAGTGGGTTGATGTTCGGGAAGAGGTTTCTTCAGTTCTTCCCGTAGGGCGTCGGTTGCTTTCTTAATTTTCTTCATGCGGTTTTCCTATGTCGGTATTTGTCGCAGACCAGTGTTGCTAGATCTCTTTTCTTAACTACTGATTCAAACATCTCGAGGTCGATAGTATCTTCAGCCATGAGAAACCAGTAGTTGACTTGATCGGTGTCGAATGATTGTATCCTGAATCTCGATTGCTCGAAATCAATCATGCTATGATTCCAAGAATAGTAAATATAAGTGTTTGCGGCGGATAAGTCGATGGCTTCTCCGGACTGAACTTGAAGTATAATCACCTCAGTGTCGAATTCCCCGTTATAGTCTACTCTACCAGAAATCCTCTTCCAAGAACGTCCCATGCTATCGAGTAGGGCGCCTATACGATCAATTTCGTGCTTGAAGCGGCAGCAGACTACTAATCGTCGGTCCATCACCCGCGGCAGTCTCAGCACTTGCCTGAGCTGATGAAGTTTTTCCTCCCCTAAGGTATGGACTGTGCGCTTCTTGCGTCTCTGACCGGGTATTCGCTCGTCCTGAATGACATATCCCCCGGCGATCTGCTGGAGTTTCATTGTCAGGGTTAAAACGAGAGGAGTGTTGATCGGGCTCCCGTTGACTTCTGTTTCCAGATGCTCCTGTAGTTCTTCGTAGACTCTTCGAGTAGAAGGCTTTAGTTTGAAGAAAACTTTCTTCCATCGAATTCGAGCAGAAGGAAGTCCCTCAGACCTTCGAGCTTCAGCAAGAGTGATCCGGTGGCAATAGGTGTGGAAGATGTCGTTGAACTCGTCTTCATTTTTTGGACCTAAGATCTTCTTGTACTCAGTTTTTGTTTTGTAATTCTTCTTAGTTTCTATCTCTAAGTATTGATCTTCGAAATCTTCCCATCGATCTCCAAAGACACCAGGCTGAATAAAGTCAAAGATAGACCAAGCATCTTGTATCCCCTGAGCCACTGGAGTACCTGTTAGTAGTAACTTATAGGTGGCTCTTCTCCCCAGGGTTCGGATAAATCCAGATTGTCTGCTACCTCGCTTTTTTATCCGATGTCCTTCATCACAAATTACGAGGATAGACCTTCCTTGTTTCTTCCACTTATCTGCCATCTTATAATATCGCCTGCGGTCTTTAGCTTGATGAGCACTTGCTTCATAGTGAACATATCTAATATAGCAACCCCAATCGAGTTCTAGGTGTTTTTGGAATTCCTTGGACCAAACCCTTAGCCCCTTCTTAGGACAAACAATCAGAACAATATCAGGTTTCCAGTAATCCAATAAGGCTATGGAGATTAGACATTTTCCGCATCTCTGTTCGGCGAATAAAGCAAATCCCTGATAGTTTTTAGCTTTCTCAAAGGCTCTCTGTTGGTATCCCCTTAACGTAGTCTTTAACATCAGAGATGAATCCAACTGTCAAAATTCAATATCTTCCCCACCAGAGTTTTGCTAACCCTAAATTCTTTTGCCAATTGTCGATGAGAGATTTTTTCTTTGCGGTATCTCTCTCGAATAATTGTAACATCTCCCTCAGTTAGTTTTGAAGCCGGATTGTCTTCGCCAGTGAGTCGAGCAGCGCGTCCTTTGTTTTTCATGTCTTCCATGTTATCTTGGTGAGTTCCGATGAAGAGGTGTTGAGAATTGACACACAGTCCATTATCGCAAGTGTGAAGTACATCCAAGCCGGTTGGAATCTCCCCATAGTGAATCTCCCAGGAGAGACGATGGGCAAGAATTTTGCGACCGCCAACTTTCAGGTAACCTCGCTGACGCCTTGAGTCGCGATTCCTGATCGAGCCTATCCATAACCAACAAAAAGGAGTCTTCCGAACTTTACTCCAAAATCTTTCTTGAACGGAAGACTCCATCGGTCAGTCTTAAGCGGCCTTTAACTCCTCTATGTCGACTTCCCAACTGTCACCTGCCGAATCTTCAATCCAAACCGTCTCATCCTCAATTTCGGTTACAACGCCTTTAACGGTGTCGCCCTCCTCATCTGAGAATTTCACTTTCGATCCGACGCGGATCTTCTTCGGCTTCTTGGCTCGGGAAGATTTCTTTTTGCCCCTTTTCTTTTTAGGAGTCTCTTCTTCTTCCTCTTCTTCTTCTGGTTCTTCTTCCTCCGGCTCCTCTTCTTCCTCTTCCTCGGGATCTTCCTCTTCTTCTTCAACTCCGTCAGCCGGAAGGAACCCGGTTATGCGAGGCTTGTCCTTGCCGTCATATTCTTCGTTGACGACTTCGATGCCGCACTCTTCCTCGAGGATATCTGAAGGATCGATGTCCATGGGACCTTCTTCCACTTCGTAACCGATACACTCGAGGATAGTTCGGAGTCGCCACAGAGACTGCGGTTGCAACGAGATGTTATCGTAGAGCTTTCGGCCTTCCAGCTTCCCTTCAGTGATCTTCCACTGGCAAGACAGGTAGGGCTCACCGCTGTCTGCCCCTTCTTTTTCTTCGATCTTGACGAGAGCTGCCGTATAGTTCCCATCGGGAATTGGCATTCCTCCTCCGCTCTCGACTCCCTCGAAGTCAACACTGATCAAGCCTTTTTTCTTTCGGCTCCTTGAACTCTTCTTCTTGCTTTTGGCGCGTGCCATTACTCTCTCCTTTTCTTAGCTAGCTTCTTCCTAACAGGGACTTTACCTGATATGAGGTCAACTATCTTACGATAGCTTGGATCCGTTATCACACTTGGCAAAGGACCTGCACTCTTGGGTCTGCGGATCTTAGTTGAATAATAGGCGTGTGGACCGATCCGCATACAATACTCCACATGTCTTTTTTTGTTCTTGCCTTTTCCAGTCCATCCCTCACGGATGAACGTAGAGCCGATGGAGTCCATCGCCCCGTCCAGAAATGATCCGACGCTGGGCATTATTCGAGCACCAATCGATGGTTCGAGAGCATCATCCTCTTCGTCACCCCCTGAGAAAGTCCGCTCATGAGCCACAAAGACGACGTTGTACTGCTCATCAAGATTCCGATACATCTCGATCCCGGATTTGAGCAAGCCGCCTAACTCTCCCCAGTTATTTTTGGCGAAGACGTCAGACTGCTTCTTGTTGTGTCGGTCTCTGACTTCTTGCATCCCTAAGTCTTGGAGGTTGGTTACTTGATCGATAGCAATAGTCTTATATTTTGTTCCTCCGGCTAAGAACCAATAGCCTTCTTCAAATTCTTCCCAGGTTTTGATTCTTCGAACCTCGATCCCCGGAATGCCCTTGATTGTGGCTGTCCCCTTTTCTTTGATGTCAATGACAAGAAGGGGCTTGGGCCAGGTGGAAAGAAAATGTGTCTTCCCGGACCCTGACCGACCGTACACCAACATCACTTCATTGTCTGTTACATCTTCCACAGGCTCGATCCCTTCGGCGAAACTGCCGCCGTCTGGAGCAGTTCGCTTTGTCTTTTTCTTTATCTTGGATCTCTTAGCCACTATGTCGCTCCTTTTTCTTGAAGTGCTTTTTCTTCACGAAGTTGGCATCGAGTCCTCGGATCTCAGCTTCGCAGATCTGTTTGTACTGACACCCCTGACAGTTGAATTTACTCATGCTCTTCGGTGCAATACCTTTCAGGTGTCGTATCATGAGGGCAGTCGTTCTGAAGTCTGCTACTACTTGATCCAGTTGCTTCTTAGAAGGAGCGGGTAGGAAGACTCGGTCGAAAAACATCGAGTCCTTCTTCTGAAGTTTCTCCAGGAAGGGCTGGTAGGGCTTAGGATCCAAGCCGAGACGTTTTATTTCCTTCTCGTATGTTCGCCGGTCACAGCGCAGACTCGCCTTCTGCGATAACTCTCCACTCTTCAGGATGTCCGGCATAGTTGGAGGAGTTGTTCGAACGTAGTCCCACATAATCCCGTCGACTGGCTGGTCGGGTTTCCAGCGATTCCAAGCCCAGATGTAATAGATCATCTGTAGTTCATGAAATCGAGACTCAGCGTCAGGAATGTTCTTCATGAATTTGTGATCTACGATCCATCGTCTCTTGTGTTGATCCACGGCGATCTTATCTATATACCCGATGAAGCGGAGGTCATCAGCCAAGTCCGTAGCAACGAAGATCTCCGATTCTTCATAGATCAAGTCGTCGTTCTTATATGTCTCAACGTAGGAGAGGAACAGTCGCTCGCAGTTTCCAACGATGTCGCCATGTTCTTCTCGCTCTTCCTCGAAGAATTTCTTGTATTGCTCCGCGTAGGTATCCAAGACATCCCAAGCATCCTCTTTGAAACTCGTTAGCTTTTTTGCCATTACGTGGTTGTGTAGCATCGCATGGAGGATTTTTCCTACAAGCATAGGAATGATTGGTCTCTTTCGTTCAAGTCTCTCTCTATATCTTAAATCGTGCGCCTTCATGCACTTGCGAAAGAGGTTGATCTCAGATTGACTTGCTGACGCCATGTTTTTCTCCTCGGCTGCGCATTCTAGGACTTTGTTTCTGCGTTGTAAATAATTTCATTCTCAAGTCCATTTTTCGTTGTCGTATTTTCCCCAAGGGCCAACCTCTAGCTCGGCTTCCATCGGCAAGCCTAGATCGATATTGAAAACTTCGAGAAGCTTGGGGTTACGAATGATTGCTAGAATCTGGGGTAAGACTTCTTTTTTGTACTCTGTCTTGACGATTCCCAGAATAGCATCGTGGTGTTCCCCGACGAGTTTGAATTTACTGCGATCTACGTCTTCATGTACTTCAACGATGACTGCTGCTTTATAATCACCGATAAAACCTTGGATGGGACTATTGATAGCCTGACGCTCAGCTTCCATTCTAACCCATTTGTCTTTAGCTGTGATGCCTGGCAATCGACGAAGTCTGCCGAAAAGATTGCGAACGTAACCGTTCAACTTACATAATTTTTTCATCTTACTATGCCACTTCTTGAGCCCGCTATACAAACTGAAATAGGACTCTCTTGCTCGTCGAGCTTCTTCAAACGTAGCATACCACCCGTATTTGACTCTCGCTGTTTCCATGAATTTGTTTTCAAACATTCCGTAGAGAAATCCGAAGTTGATGGCCTTCGCTTTCTTCCTCCCTTCCTTCCAACCATCCCAGATTTTCTGAGACCGCTCAGGGCCGGCTTCCAATAGGATTTCTACTGCATCGATTAGGGTGACTTCCCCCCAGTCGCGTTGTTCGGCGAATCCTTCTTTGAGGTGTTCGGCGGTGATCCAAACATGTTCGACGTATTCACCAAGACCAGCGGATGTGAGAGTATGAAGAAGAGTTCGCCAATGGACGTCAATATTCTCGGTAAAGCACTTTCTGAGTTCGAGATCTCCAGAGGCAACCGCTGCAACACGGAGTTCAGCCTGAGAGATGTCTCCTTGGACAAACTCCCAACCAGAGGGAGCCGTAATGAGATTTCTAATTTTACCGTCTCGCGGGATTGAGTGTATACGACTTGAATACCGTCCCGTGACAGTACCGTGGAGTTTGTATGTGACATAGAGCTTATCTCCTACCATGAATTTCTTGAAGCCATTGATGTAAGTACTGATGAACTTTGCTCGTTCTCGGTATTGAAACAGCAGATCAACGATTTTGTGTTTACCCATCAGGGCCAGGAGCGCTGTCTCAGAAGTTGAGGGGTTCCCCTTCTTGGTATACTCCGCACACTTGATCCCCAGATCCTTATAGAGAGCTTCCCCGACTTGAGCGGGGGAATTCCAATTGATCTCCTTCTTCAAGGTTCGGTTGAGTTCTTGTTCAAGCTGGATTTTCTCCTGGAGCAACTCTAGACCGATCTCTTCCATCTCCTCATGGTCGACTGTTAGTCCTTCCATCTCGGCATCTTCTATCGCACGAGCAGCAGGCATGACAAGTTTGTGGAATAATCGCCGGAGCGTAAGAGATTTCTTGAGATCTTTCCGGAAGATCTTCACTAATCTCAAAGTGTACCCCCCATCCTGAGCGCAGTATTTGAAGTTGATCATCGGGGTTTTGGACTTCCCCTGCTTGATCTTCAGATCGATGTCGTATTCATCTACGTCTAGGAAATCACGACAGTTACTAGTTAGATCGTTCGCTGTGTTCTCATTCAACGTATGCGATGCGAGCATCCCATCGAAGTGTAAATGAAAGCTGCAGTCGCACATGACTCGGAGCCATTTGTTGTCAAACTTCCCGTTCCACGCATAAGCTTTCTTCTTAGTTTGTTTTTGGATCCTTACTAGGTGCTGAAGTAACAAGGGTAAGGCCCGTCCCCGTCTCCATGGTCCCACTCCGTATTTGATAAAATCTGGATGCATAAATCCGGGAATAACCCAAGAGCGTTCGGGAAGGGCAATGCATATTGCAGTAATGTAACCTTTCTTGTCATGAGGGAAGAGTCCCGAAGTCTCAAGATCGAAAGCGAACTCTGAGGCTGCTGTGAATTCAGCAATAAACTTTTGTAAGTTTCCCCGTCTAACGATATTCCACTTAAATTCATTATCTGGAGTCGTTCCTCTAATCTTGTCCGCCAATCGTCTGATATCATTTTGGAATCCCGGTAGCTTGGAAGGATCTCGCATAGTATAAGCCGGATGAAAAGTCGGCATGCCAATGGGGTCGCGGCGAGTCGTGTCAGTAAACGGCTTCATATCAATCATCTCTCCGTGGAACTGATTGATCTTGGCTTTCCCTCTGAACATGACTTTTGTCGCCGGTACTCCGACAGTCATTACATACTGTGGATCCGCTCGTTCTAATTCTTTCTCAAGATAAGGACGACATGCTTTGATTTCTTCTGCCGTAGGCGTGCGGTTTCCAGGCGGTCTACACTTAACCACATTCGTGATGTAGGCACGTTTGTGTATCCCATTCTTCTCCAGCTCTCTTCGTAGAATCTTACCTGACTCTCCTTGGAACGGTTTTCCTGTTCTCTCTTCTGCTGCACCTGGCGCTTCTCCTATTATAACTAATTCGGCATTCCTTGGTCCATCCCCTGCTACACACACAGTTCCGGTTGTCGTTTCCGACAATCCACATCTAGTACATCGGGGATTGAAGCTAGGCACTTAGAACTGACTCACTTCTATCCCGAGATCCTGGAGCATCATCATCGGACTGAAATCTCGATAGGCATTCCAATATATCACGCGCTGGATTCCGGCATTGATAACCAGCTTGGTACAATCATTACAGAGACTATGAGTGGTATACAACGTAGAATCCTCAGTTGCAATTCCTTTCCGTGCCGCAAACGCGATAGCATTTGCTTCCGCATGAACCGTTCGAGTACAGATATTAGCCGGTGAACAATTTGTTTCATGGCAATGAATCATCCCCGCTGGAGCCCCATTGTACCCCATCGAGATGATGCGTCCTTCACTGGCTAGGATAGCTCCGACTTGAAGCCGCAGACAAGTGGATCGCTCAGCGACTAGCTTGGCGATGTTTCCTAACAACTCGTCTCGACTGAATCTTTTTAGTGCCACGTCTTCCTCTCCTTATTGCGCCTCTTTTCATCAGCGCTTTGTAAGCTTTTTTCAAGGACGCATGTCTTACTTCATGATCCCCTGACAGCATAAATTGCGAGAACTGAATTTTAGTTCCTTTCTTAGAATGCGTTCGACTGACCAGATCGGGGTACTCATTGCAGACCCATTCCTCGCAGGTCCAGATGTCGCCATCACAAAATACTCGAAAAGACCACGTTACTTCTTTAGCTTTGTAATGCTTCAATTTGTGTGCCGGTCTTGTTCAAGGGTCATACTGCTTTTCGGCTGCGTAAGTCAGTGTAATCACGCGCAACACATGTTCCACTGCAGTGCGTGTGTTCCCTATGAATGCGAGCGCCACAGCGAGCACACCCATAACCAAACAGCTTTCGTAAAACATTCAACACGTTCATTCTCCTTTATAGCTCTTACATTTTATCAACGTTGCATTCATGCGGAACTTCTGGAGTATGTACCGGCTCTTCAAAGACTAATGTTGCAACGCCATATTGCTTCTCGATAGGGCCAAAATCTTTGAGAGTGTATTCTTGTCCTCGAAACTTTATCTTGTCGCCAATTTCAATCGGCTTCCCGGTGCTATCAGCATAGGTTTCTGTGCCATCTGGTAACTTAATCATCCTCTTTCCTCTAGGGCTCGGAAATCGTTTTGAAAAATATGCATCGATACACAATGGAAAATAAAATTCCCCGGCTTCGCATTTTTGAATGCTTCTGACTGATCGCGTAATTGATCTAGGATCCACAGCTGTAACCGCAAGGATAGGTAGAGATCATCGCGAAAATGGCGAGTGAAATCGCAAGATCGGATGTAGTAAGTCATATGGAGATACCCCATCCGATAGAAAAAGTGATACCCCAATGTACAAGGCACTCGCTCTCCGTGGACTACCCCAGTATCCTCGGGGAACCAGACCGGGAGATATGCCTGACGAGTCTCAGGATCCTGATGAAGTAGCTCTACAACGTCGCTCAGATCGCCATAGGGGTATCGAATTCCCTGGATGGGAGTGTCCTCTTCAAAGACGTATTTTCCGAGATCCGCATGTTTTGGCCAGTAGCGTTCCATGTAACTATGCGAGAAACTCTTTCCTGCCGTACGGAAGTTATCTGCTGAGAGGGCATAAGGCCAGTTCTTCCACTCCTTTCCCGGATTCAACGGCAGACCTCCTACTCGTTCTTCAAAGTGATCATCAGCCCAGGGAAGATTTGGTTCGATGTCGTCTTGGTAGTGCCGGTAGTCTTCATGGTTGAGCGACACTGAAAAAGAAGTGTTGAATATCTCTCGCATCTTATGCCCTGGTCGGCGGGATACGTCAGAACTCTGCCATCGGTCGTTCTCTACTCCATATGACCGGGTTTGGAGATCAGAGGCTACTTGTTCAATGGCCCGACTGAACCGGCTATAGATCCTCATCGTTTGGTTTCCTTTATCTGTTCTGAGTATTCTATCCCTTGATTGGGGCTAAGCGAATCTTTTTTCTCTATGAATTTCCTCAGAAGGACGGCTTGAGGTTTTTTCACGATCAGATAAGGAAGTAACGAATCGAGTACTTCAGCTACTTTCTCAGCTCCGGTCACCATCAAGACTGAGCAAGGTTTATTTCGATAAGCTAATCGACCCCGGATTATTTTTTCTCCTCGAGCTCTTCGCGTATGTATTCGACCTTGTCCAAGAGTGAGTTGGATGGCCTTCAACACGGGTAAAGAAGTTTGGTAGATGGAGATAGAGGGACGTAGGTAAGTTCGCTTTGGCTTGTGACACTGAATGAGACTGATTGTTCCTTCGCCGTCAAGAAATCCAGCAATGTATTCCAAAGAAACTTTCATCGAACTGGTTTAGTATGGTGTTGACGAGGAAGAGGTTTCCCGATCTCTTTGTGTTTTTGGTGCAAGTATTTTCTAATCTGTTTCATGTCCAGATGTTTCCATCCCAATTTATGCTGAATATTTTCAGGGCTGTAGGGAAACCATTGATCTTCTTTGTAAGCACTTCTGAGGAAAAATCGAGTTGCTCCACAAAAGAGTTTGTAATCATGCTCATGAAGGTACTCTAGGAAATCGATCATATTCCAAAATCGGCCAAGAGTTGGAAAGAATACCCCGCTGAGATAAGCATTAGAAAATCGGAATCTAATCAAATCAGGATTGAGATCAAGCTCCTCAAATACTTCACGGAGGAAAACGAGGTCAGCCCCGAACTTCTGAATAATCTCAGTTGAACGATACTGAACTTCAACTATTTCTAAGTCGCGTTTCCAACTGACTATCAAGGTCTGCATACAATGGCCTTGACTTCGACTATCTTTCTCTGCGTGCTTGAGGGACATAGCCATTGCTGAAAAAGATTGGCCCGCTCGGTGATCTAAGAGAGTTCTCATCTGTTCCATTGAATTAGGGTTGAAGTAGTTTCTATGCATCTGCCGGACCTTATTTCCAGCATATCCTAAGTCTCCATAGTCAAGGACGGGCAATTCCTTGATCTCCCAGGTGATGTCCTGTACAATCTTTCTGACACCCGAGTAGAGGAACGCAGGTTGTTCGATTACTTCTTTGATCAAACCCTGAGGCCATGCGGGTTCTTCCTTACTCACTTTGGACCTCCGCCGAATGCACGAAGATGGTTAGGCCCACACCAGCCCTTGGGCTTAATCAAATCATGTCTCATTCCAGGTCGCTTGGACTGAACTCCAGGCTCTTTCTCGTTATTCGCTCGCATCACTTCATTCCAATGTCGGTCCCAGCGAAGACCCATCAACACAGCTGACCCCTTACAGACAACGACGATGTCTATCAATGCGTCGATCTGCTCGAGGAAATCTCCCCCCCTGATTGCTGCTTTTAATTCGTCCAACTCTTCCTGTATGAATTCGGCTCTGGCCATGAGGTATGCTTTATCTCCCACAGAGGACTTGAGTTTCTGATCGCCCCAGAACTTCTCATGCATCTCGGCAAGGTCGGCTACTTCCGAGTCTCCATAGTACTTCTCAAACCTTTGTCGATTCTTTCCCATCATACTGTCCTTTCCGAATGAATGTTTTGATCGAATCTAAGACTAACTGAGGCGGTCCGGTATAGTCATAGCGTTTGATGTAAGTCCCTTCTTCTTCGAGCTGTCCCATTAAGTCGTCATAAGCTCGGACTATACGACGGTGGTTCATGACGATTCCTTCCATCTGGGTTTCTTCCCGGACTCCAGCCGCCAGGGCTGCATAGTTAGGCCGGCAATAGACAATCATCGAATCCCAGAAGAGCGTGGCCATCTGCCGGACATCAAGGCTATGCATACATTCTCCTCGGAGAATTGGTCCATAGACGAACTCAGAGATCAGGGGGTGGCGATCAGTGATGACCGGAATTAGGCGGGGACCATCTTTCATGAAGTTGACTACTGAGGCCAACTGCTCAATGTGGTGGGGAGGCCCATTAGACCTGAGTAGCAGGATGTACGGATCGAGATTCTTTCTTAGTCGAGTAGACAGAGAGGTCTTTCCGCTTCCATCAGCGCCTTCCAAAATAACGAGCATAAACTTTTTTCTCCTCGACATTTCCATGTTTTCGCAAAGTGGTATATATTGCGAGATTCAACGATTATAAAACGAGGTTTCCCCAATTGAAACAGAAACATTCTCCCGTGTTTTACGGGGATGACGCCTACAATATCCTCCCGGTCAATCACTTCCCCTATATTACCCTGGCTGATGCAGCGGAACAGCTGCAGATAAGGAAACAAAGAATGAGTCGACTTCTACGAATACTTCAGGTTCCGGTTCATAAGATTGGAACTCTGGTTCTACTAGATGAGTTTGCTATAGACCGAATACGAAGAGCTCTCAAGCGGAACGAAGTAAAGCGTGGAAGGAAACCTGATGCAGCGTAAGAAAGCAAACGGGTCGGCTCGCGTCAACAGCAAACAAATCGCAAGAGATTGGTTAGAATTAGGAATCAAACCCGTTCCTATATGGCCAGCTCAGAAAAAGCCCAAGGGGACCTCGTGGCAAAAACTTAGACTGACCAAGAAGACCATCCCGGAATACTTCAAGGACAATGATAACGTGGGCGGTCTCTGGGGAAAGCCCAGCGGGTGGATTGTTGATGTGGACTTAGATGACGAACATGCAGCAGATGTAGCAGAATTCTTGCTGCCTCGAACTCTGGTGTACGGTCGCGAGTCGAGGCCCGAAACCCATTTCCTTTATATATGCAAAGGAGTGAAGACGCACAAATGGCGCGGCCCGAACAAAGAAACTATCGTTGAAGTCCGCTCGACGGGTTCTCAGTCGGTGCTACCTCCCTCTATCCACCCTGATAAGGAACGCTATAGCGTGGATGATTGGAATGAGGAGGAATTCACTATTATTCCTCGAACAAAACTCGTAAAGTACTTGGACGAGGTTGCGGCGGGAGCGCTCTTTGTTCGACACTTTCCTTCAGACGGCTCAAGGCACGACTATATTCACGCGATGACTGGCGCTATGCTTTGGTCTAAGATGCAACCCGAAGACGTTCGCCGTGTTTCAAGAGCTATAGTGTACGCTATCCAAGATTCAGACGATGATCCTAAGCAACGTCTTAGAACTATCGAGAACACCATCGAACATCATCGCAAGGGAAATCGGATCGCCGGTTGGCCGATGCTGAAGGATTGGATTCCGAATAAAGACATTCAATCCCTGAGAGGATGGATTACACATAAAGATTTTCTCGAGGAGTTACCTGCTGACCCAGTTGGAATTCGAAACTTACGTTCTGCGAAATTCGACAAGAGTCTACTCGATGTTCCAGGTCTAGTTGGAGACCTCGCGAAGTGGTCGGCGAAACAAACTTATCTGGAGCAAGCGCCTTTTGATCTGGCTACTGCCCTGATGTGTACCTCTCTGGCCACGTGCAATCACTATGAAGTGGATAACTGGAATACCCCTCTTCAGCCTTATTTCATGTTACTGGCGCCAACTGCCGCCGGCAAAGGAGCCTCTCTTGATCGGGTCTATGAATTCGCCAAGCAGTTAAAGCTCGGGGACTATGTCTATCAGCATTTCCAATCGTATCACGCGATGATGGATGAACTAGCGAATCCCCCGAACATGGTCTGTTGGTTGTGGGACGAAGCAGCTCGTCATCTGAAGACAGCCCGGTCTGCCTCAAGTCAAGACTTTCAGATCATCTCGCACCTCATCTCGCTGTACGGTCGAGCCAACAAACATATTCCAGGAGCTCCTGGGCGCAAGAACCCGATACCGGCTTTGGATAACCCGTTCCTATTGTTGTTCGCTACGGCTCAGCCCGCTCGGCTTGTGGAGTCAATCTCGCAAGCGGACTTAGCTACCGGGTTTGTCAATCGATTCATTCTGTTTGATGCGGGAGACTCAGTCCCCCAACGGAATCCTTCGAGGAGTCAACTCTTCCCTTCGGCCATTAAGCGACAGGCCAAGGCCATCGTTGCACATGAGCCGAAAGGGGATCGCACCGTTATCCGGTTCAAGAATACTGAGGCCTTCGCTATCTTCGATGACTTCGCTGAAAACTGTCGAACTCGAATCAAATTAGCCGAGGCAAATGAGGTCTGGGGTCGAGCGAACCAGAACGCCTTGATCGTCGCGGGTATAGCGGCGGTCGGTGTAAACCCCAAGAAGCCGGTAATCGACGCTGACACGGCTAGGTGGGCCGTGAAACTGATATCCTGGTCCATCGAATCGTGGGCGCTGCGTGTCGAGGAGCTTTCTACGTCTACCTTCCGAGAGACTCACTCCAAAAAGATAGAAAATCTCATACGGAATCCTCAATCTCTCATCAATACCCGAACTCGAGCGTCACAGAAATCTCTACTCAGTAAGGGATTTGTACCGAAGTCGGTTCTCACTTCTAAATGTCGCGGGTTGATGTCTCGGGACATTGACGATATCCTCGACCAGCTCCTCACCATTGGCTTGATTGGGACGGGTGAAGAGGATGATGGCACCACTATCTACTGGGCCAAGAAATAAACACAAAAGAAACCCGGCACGAAGCCGGGATCTTAAGTCATGTTACTTCGGGGCACTACTGCCGAATCTTCACCTCCTGTGCATAAATGTTATGACTTAACTAATGGTGGAGACGGACTCCAGACGAGTGGGAGGATTTTCTGGGGGTTCTCATCCACCCAACTCGTGTCTTCCGCGCAGAGGATGACATACTGAAGTCCGTCTCCATGATTCGGGGATGCCCAGACCCCACCGACTCGATCATGAGAGTAAGGGCCTGCTCCGAGGTGATCTCCGATGCGGACTTCCCGGTTCGGGTGATACTGGCCTAACAAGTCGATGAGTTCTAGGACAATCATGATTAGCTTTCCTTCTTCTTGTAACAGTTCAGGCCGAGAGTAAGACCGTTCTCGAGACGAGCGTTGCCTGATGTCGTCGCAATCGTTATTGACTTACCGGACTTCGATTCTCCAAACTCCTGAGAGGCATCGATCTCAATGGTGATTTTCTTCGCGGTCTGTGTGACCTTGACGTTCTTGCCGTAGTTCGCTGTTGACATTATTCTTCTCCTAAGGGTCTGTTGGGAATGCACTCGAATCGAGCGGTGTTGTGAAACTTTTGTTTGAGTACGAAACTGCCTAGTCTCAGACAATCTTCGCGTTTGTAGAACGTCTCGTTAGTGAACAGAATTCTCTGCCCCTTACCAGACGTCAAGTGAAATTCATAGATGAGCGACCAGCGAGGGCCGTCGCAGGCCTCAGTAGTGTCGTGAACGCCTTGCTCATTCTTTACGTCGCAGATATCGATTATGACTTCAGCGTTCGCTACGCTCAGAGATAGGACGAGGATCCAAAAGAGAATCCCGAGCAGGACGATTACACGTTGAGTTGAATACCTCATTGGATCTTTTCCTTCTTCAGCCATACACTCTGGACACTGGTCTCCGACTTCATCTACCTGATAGCTTTCACAGGTCTGACACCAGTGAATCTCCATGTCTTCGATCTGGTCACTGCCACATTCCGGGCATGACCATTCGTTCTCAGGGGGGTCACCGTCTATTACTTGGATGCTGATGTCCCCGAGATCCATCCGGGTAGCACCGCAAGACGCGCATTCATAGAGTTCTTCTACACTGCTCACGACCGCACCGCCCGGAAGGACTGTGCCAGTTGTTGGGTGGCGAATTTTGCTTCATAGGGTTTCCAACCCCTGACCTGAGTCAGTACCCGATAGAACTCATTACACAGATCTCTGCCCATCGCTTCAGTCTGAGTCCGGTTAGATTCGGCAAAGTACTCAGATAAAGCCAACGCGGTTTCTGCCAACCGCTCGCGATTCATCTCGGTCATCCGCTTCATGTAAGCGTCTTTAGCGATACTCATGATGCTCCTCCTATCTGAGTATTGAGGGAGACAGAGCCTCCGTAGGTCTTACCTCGAGAAAAGGCGTCGCCTCCTTGGTGTCCTTTCCCCCGGCGTCCAGATGTCAGAGAGGGATGTAGTTTTTGCACCATGAGCTCGTTAGCCCGGTGCTCGGTGTTGTAGTGGGTCGCGAGTACTAGGGCCGTTCCGGGCTCCCCGTCTGTCTGGGACTCGTCAGCTCCGTCTATCAGCTGCTTAACTCGTTCGGATACGCGGGTAGCAGCTCCCCAGCAGAATGTGCGAAGCCATGGATTTCCTTGCAGTTCGTCTCGCTTCTGACGGTTCCCCTCTCTCATAATCGACTTCACGACGAACTCTGCGATGAGAGCCGCGGTGATGGAGTTGGATTTCCTGCCGATGAAATAGTGCTTGACTTGAGTCGCCTTCTTGTGAGACGTATAGATATAGTAGCAGAAGAACAACTTGGCGACGCTGCTACTAACGTTGCGAGCCCAGGGCCTACCGTAATAGGTGTGGATGTGTTGCTCACGAGGCTCGATGTTGTCAGCGTGCTTGGCGCTCCAGTCATTGGCTTCTGTGAGGTCGGCCAGATCAAGGTTGTATTTAGCTAACGTAGCGTGTGCCATTCGCAAGGCGTTATCTCTCTCGCCTTCAGCTGCCCCCGCGTCATCAGCCAGATTCAACATCTTCTGAACCCGTGCTAGGATACGTTTGTGGTTATCCATCAGATCATCTCTACAATGAGGAGGATCCAGAAAAGGACCAAGGCCGTGTTCCAGAGAAGACGGGGTGAGTTGAAAAAGTTGTTGATGTATTTCATTGGATCTGCGCTCCAGTGATAAGCGAGGTAAGGGAGGTTTCCCTCCCCACCTGCGCTGTGGGTTTAGGCCGCGAGGATTTCCTTAGCCTTCTTAACCTGAGCTTGTGTGAACTCCCAGCGGGACTGCGTGTCATGCCCCTTGAGGTTCGCCGCTCGTAACTTCCGACGCGCCAGCTTGGGGTCAATCTTCAGGTCCTGACAGATTTTCTTCAGGGGGGTGAGGTTGCTAGTCGTTTTCTTCGCGACTTTCTTAGCGGTCGTTTTCTTCGTGCTCTTCTTTCCTTTTGCTTTCTTGGTAGCCATTTTGCTATCCTCCATCTCGGGATTTTGAGCAGCCAGTTTCGCTTTACGAATTTTCCTCGTACCGCGAGACAGTGCTCGTGTAGTTTCCTTGTCAGGGTTCCAGGCCCAACCAGCTGAGAGCGGTGGCGACGATATGGCAACCTTCTCCCCGGCTTTCTGATGGTGCTTCGGCGCGGGGTTCGCGTTGCAGTATTGTCGGATCGTTCTCGTCATACCGGTTCCTAGAGTTAGCCCTAACATAGTCATCATATGAGATGTGGATATAAAATGAAGGGTTTATTGAACATAATATCACATTATAAAGTGAGTAATATCAGTGAGTTACGGAGACTATCCCGGTCGTACTTCTTCGGTATCCCCCGGCAACAGCCCATCGTCTGGGTCCTCTACGAGCGGGATATCGCGCCACTGACTATAGCTGGGGTTGTGAACACTGCTGGTTGCACCTGAGTTATTGATCACGTGAGTCTCCCACAGCTGTTGCAGTACTCGGTACTGATTCTCGTCCGGGTAATCCCGCCGATTGATCCAGCGTAAAACGGTAGTGGGAATCCACGCAATTCCGTGGAAGTCTCGCCGTCGGATAACCTCGGCCATGTCGGGGTAGGGGAGTTTCTCCTTAGTCATTAGCACAGGATCCTAAGGCGTCATACATCCTCCTACTCATGTTCTCTGCTGATTGTCTGATATCTGCCGTATAGATGTCGCACGCCTGATTGACGGCATTCTGCAAAGCGCGAGGGTCAGAGATGCGGAGAACGGTGAACCCGTCCTGGCGCCTGGTCCACGTCCCGATGCTGATACTGGCTCCGCTTTCGTCTTCGACTTCAACGAACACACATTCGTGACCCGGTCCAGGGGGGCCACTGAATACTATGTCTATAGTTCTACCCATTTTTCATCTCCTCAATGTTACTCATGTGACAATACGCGGGGCTTTCTTCTGAAACACGTGGAAGATTGCGACTCCGACTCCAATCGTCTTGTACCAATACCACGAGCCCGGAGGAATCACCTTGTTAGTGTTCGCAATGAGATACTCAAGATCTTGAAAGTTGACTTTCGTCCCTTCGGGATGAGACCAGACTTCGGCGAAGAGAACGAAGTTCCCGCTACCATCGACGTTGATGTCCAAGATCGTGGCATTCACGGGTATCTTCACCGTGCATTTGATCGGCTCTCCTGGCGTCAGGATTCCATTCTGTTGCAAGGCGTACCCGGCTATCATCCGCTGTTTGCTCATTCTTCTTCTCGCATCTGTCTGACGATTGTGCTCAAGAGCTTGTCCAGCGCGTAGTTGATCGTAGCGGCCAGACGCTCGACTTCCGACTTGGGAAGCTGACTTCGGTGGAAATTCAGTAGGTCCTCTAAGTCTTCCACAGTTACAGGATCCTTCTCGTTCATCACACCTCCTCCTTCGTTACTTGGCAATGCTCCGGCACTCCCGTCGATTTCATGGCGTCGAAGATGTCAGGTATCTTGTCGTAGGCATGATTGAATTTCTCCCCGCAGCTGGTGCACTTGTACCGTGTTAGTCGGTCGGGAGAAGTGTATCCTCGTTGCCAGTCGTGCTTCGATCCGTAACCTGTTCCATTGATGTCACTCATTGTTCATCCCCTTGAGAATTGAGTCGTAGGTTTGTTCGTTAGTCGTTTTTGGAACACTTTGTTTTCCCATCATCTGAAGTACCTGGTTTAGATTCGCGTTTGCTGCTCGATGGACTTCTTTCGCCAGATCATCGATGAGACTCTTAGCAGATTCGTAGTCGTCGTTCTCATGGATTCTAGAGTAAGCTTCCCAGGAAATCGCTAATGTCAAACCTTTAGCCAGAGAGTTTATCATATCAATTCTTTCACTAGGGGTATCGGGTTGGGCCAGAAGCAAGAGGGATCTGAGGACCGAGGGGAATCCAACGCGCTTGATTATCTCGGCCATCTTGCGGTCCATTACTGGTTTATCCATCGTCATAGTCCCTTCCTGTAAAGTGTGTCTCGAAATAGTGAACGTATTGTACCAGATCTTCGCCAGGTACTTCACCAGGCGCTAAGGTGACGGCAACTAACCGCCATTTGCGATCCCAATACAGCTCGTTCAGTTCCTTCTCACTGATCGGGCTTGGGTAAGTTCGGACGATATACTTCATCGACATCTCTCCCACTTCTTGGCCCTGTACTTTTTGTCTCTGACGTGCGTGCCACTGATCCCAAAGCGCTTAGAGGTGGCGGGACAGTTCTTGCATTTGGCTGTATCATACATCTGACCCTTCTTTGCGATGGTGACTAAATTCGTTTTCTCCCACTCATGCTCTCGTCGGTTGTCGATAATTTTGAGGATTCCCCCGTAGGTTCTAGGTCGCTCACCGGGCCGCAAGGTAGCGTTGAAGTCTTCTAAGAGATCCCGGACATACTGCTTAGGGTCATCACAATTGACTTCAAAGGTTTCCCAAAACCAGTGATCTGTGCCGGTGAGACGAATTTTAGCGCGAAACTTCATAATCTCTGTTCATTCTGGGTTATCCTTGAGAGTCTGGTGCCAGGTGTTCGCGAGAACGAAGTAGACATCCTGCAACACTTCTTCCGGCGGTCGATTCACGCCGAAGTAGTTGGTCTCTTTCGTTTTGGCGTACTCATTCATCCGCACAAAACACTGGCGGATCGAATCGATGTGCTCGTCGGTGAGTTCTCTACTCATCAGTCCGTTCCCAAGTAGTCGATAAGAGATTGTGCAAACTTGTCCACTGTGTAGTGATTGTAAGGAGCTGCCTGTCGGATACACTCGATCAACCGCTCACGTTCGATGAGGATAGCCTGGATGATCATCTGTTGTACTTCTCCTTCATTCATTGTCTTCTCCCAACTCGTTAAGACAAGTGACTTTATGCTTCTTAAGTCGTCGAACGGCTTTCTCATGTCGCAAGATTGTCTCGCTCACCGCTTTGACGTGTTTCTGGAGGTTCTCGATGCGAGTCTGGTGTTCTTCAATAGTAGCTTCTCCCCAGGTAACTTGACGTCCATCTCCTAAACTGAAGGTTGCATGTAGGAAATCTCGAACTTGAGAGACTGATGCGGGGGACCTTCCCGTTAGGATCAAATCCAGGGCTGAGGTCTCTTCTTTCTTATGAGTCTCTAATCTTTGTTGGTGCCTGATCTCGATAATGAGTAATCCCAAAATCTCCAATCGAGTAATCTTTCGAAGAGCTTTTTTAGCCAAGATCCGGGCGTCAACTCCGGGATTACCCCGAACGAAGTCCTGTAGTCGTAATCTAATCGACATGTCCTCTCCTCTGAGCTTCCTTGAATAGTCGATCTATGTAATAACTTCTTGCTACGCCCATCGGCACAAAGTCTAATTTGGACCAAGCTCTTTTTCCTGATCGAGCAAAGACTGACCCGTCTTCAGCCCTGATGACAAGTTGAGTTTCAGTCTGTTCAACGATTTGAAAAGTGGAGTCTCGGGGAAGTTCTTCAACTAAAGGTCGATTTCTTCCCCACCTGAAAGCAATGGATGAGCAAATGTTACATGAATCCGCTGGAGACATACTCCACCACTCGTGGCGTTCGCAAATTAGAACTTCTCCCGGCTGAGCTTTAAGTCCCATCATCTTCTCCGGGGATTGCTTGGCCGGTCATGTGGATAGGGACGCCTTGGATATCGTCATTGATCCACAAAGCGATATCATACTTCTGACCGTTGATGTCTGCGTAGCCACGATAGTGAGGAGTGTTCTCTTTGGGCTTACGGTGGACGTTGCGGAAGACTGTGACGTTATTCATTCAGGATCTCCTAGGGACAGCTGAGCGGCGTGTAGTTCGCTGAGGGCGCGACGGATCTGATCTTGGAAGTCCTGACACAAGAGGGATTGGTGATCCTCCTGTAGGATAGCAATGGCGCTGTCGATCCGAGTTTGTACTTCAGTGAGGTCAATCATCAGTTTCTTTCCATTGGTTAAACGATCCGATGCATGCGCGGTTTCCACCGAATCCTTTCTTGCCATCTCCCATTAAGTCTTTGCGCTTGTGCAAGACAAAGTTCTGGTGACGGTCTACCGCTATTACTCGGTAGCAAGCGGGGCATACCCGGAAATCAGTGGCTTTGGTCATTGTCTCTCTTCCATAGCCATACGACAAAGGAACGGGGTAGGCTGTGATTGCGTGCGATACGTTTCATGTGAACGTCCGGTTGTTTGAACTCTTTGCGAATTGCCCTAAGAACCTTGGGTCGAAGGTCTCGTAGTAGTAGCTCGTTCTTGAGGCGGTTTAGTTTCTGACGGCGACGGCGATCCTGCACTTTTAGATCGAAGCGCACTTGCTTGTAGGCTTGGTGTGCTGTGCTCTCTGTGTGATATCTTTTTCTAGCCATTGGGCCATTATAGGCCAATATCGGGCTAAAAGCGCCATATAGGAGCAAATAAAAAGGAGGTGGCTGAACGACTTAGCGCAGGAGGCGGGCAAGTTACTGATATGACAGGGGTTTTTTAGGGCTTGTAATTCGTTTAAGTCACTACAAGCCAGTCGAGGCTGGTGTAGCTGTCGGATCTATAACGGTATTTTTGTCTACTTGTGTCCTTGTACGACTTGTTTAAGGGGTCGGGGGGTGAGAGACGGGAAATGTGGGTCGAGAGGTAACTAATAATTATATTCTCTCTGTATAATTACTGTATAGACTACAAGTAGGGGAGTAAGTCGTTTATAATCGGGTAGTTAGCTGAGTATCATCTTGCTTGTAGTGACTTAAAAAGGTACAAGTGGCGTAGGTACACCGTTTTCGGTATAATGAGACTATGGCTAAGAAACTCTCTAAGAGACCTCTTCGCAAGAAGAAAGGCACTGTTGACATTGGCACTTTCTTGCCTATGGTTCCTGATGTAGTCAAGGCTATTGCAATGCAAGGCACTACTGACGATGAGATGGCTTTGATGTTCGGCTTGTCTCCAAAGACTGTTGAAGCATGGCGCAAGTACTACCCTTCATTTGACAAAGCTTTGGAGGAAGGCCGAACAGTAGCTGACTTGAAGGTCATTCAAGCATTGCACCAAACAGCTGTGGGTAGCATACGCAAGAAAGATGTCTTAGTCAAGATTCGCACAGGCCATGGTGCTGGTGAATTCTCTGAAGACGTTGAGATACACACGATCACTGAAGAGATTCCCCCTGAAACCAATGCCATCAAGATGTGGCTGCAGAACAGAGATCCCAAACGATGGAACCGCGCTGCTCGCCACGTTCAACTCACTGGCAAAGAGAACGAGCCAGGTATTGACGTGAAGAACGAGAGTAAGGCTGAGCTCATGTCTTCTATTCTCTCCCTGATTCAACCTAAACCTGACGGTGTATAAACGATTCGACACGGGTGCCTCGTTCGTTCTATAATGTCCTTGCGATATCTATTGTACTGAACCTCAGGAGAATCCCTATGACTCACAGACGGTACTAAAGACACCGCACTGAGGGACGCCTGTTTCTCCCTGCTATCCTCCCGATATCACATTGTGATCCAGGCGTCCTTCACCTTATTGTCGTAGAGTCGGTGCGAGTTTTTGGTTTTGTCACCTTTGAGCTTGCGCGCATACGATGCCGTCCCGAAAGACTTGATAGGGCGGACCCAAGCGCTAAGGGTAATTCCGTCACGAGAAAGCCGGGAGACGAAGAAGCGTAGACTAGGCTTGACAGGAGGGAGAGACCCTATTTACTTCGAAAGGAGACTGACGTGAAATACCGGGCGACTGAGCGATACATCACGGGTTGGACTGATCCCCGTGCACTGTATGAA